TTGGGGTTGAGGACCTCGGTCATCTAGTATAGAGGAAAAACGTACTATTTGCTTAGGTGTCCTCTAAATAGATGGGAGATCAGGCACCCCCGAATTTCAACCCAAGTGTAAGTTTATTAAGTGGTGGTGAAAGTGCTACAATTATGCCTGTACAAGGTGGTGGCTCTCTCAGCGGCGGCATGTTCAATCCTGATGCTACATTGCTCAGCGGAGGTGAAGGGGCTACTATTCAGGCTGTTAAGGGCGGCGCAAACAATGATAATGATGAAAAGGGTAATGGCGGTGTAGAAGGACGATTGAAAAAAATCAGTATTATACAAAAAATTAAAAAGAGTGTAGGCTGGAGAAATAAACAGACTAATAAGGGTTTGGTGAATGAAGAAGAGAAAGAGACAGATGAAGATGAAAAAGAGAATGAAGATGAAGATGAAAAAGAGAATGAGGATGAAGATGAGGATGAGAATGAGAATGAGAATGAAAATGAGAATGAGAATGAAGATGAGGATGAAAATGAAAATGAGGATGAAAACAAGAACGAGAATGAAGATGAAGAAGAATTACCTGGTACATCAAGGCACGAATCAAAAGACATCAAAATTCATGTAGATGGTATTAAGTTTGAAATACGTCGTTTTGATGATAAAACATATGTTGATTGGCAGAACGGTAATTACAGTGAGGGCGAAAAGAAATTCATGGAAACCATTGAACTCACTGAAAATCTTTTACAAGAGACATTTGGTGAATCATGGATGGAAAAAGTTGCGGATTTTTTCAAGAATCTTGTAAATGCGTCGTGCTTCAAAGACTCTGTTTTATTAACCAAGAAGGAATGCGAAGATACGCGTGAATTTACAAAGAAAGTTCATTTGAAGCTGTATGAGAGACTGTTGAAGAAGATGCGCGGGGCTGAAGCCGAAGAGGAAGTTGAAGAGGAAAATTCAAATACGGCTAGCGTGGAGGGTCAGGCTGGGGACAATGAAAATGACAATGACAATGGCATGGTTGAAGTAAATACAGAAAAAGAACAAGAGGGTGGACGCCGCCGTCGCTTACCAAGCATAGGTGGCTTTAAATCTTTACATTTATAAATGCTTCAAAGGCTACTGAGTTGGGGGCAACAGACACCATTAGCAGCATTTGCGAATAATGCTGCTGCTAGGAATGCGTCACGGAGACGAGCAGAGTCATTGAATAACAATGCTGAAAAAAGAAGAGTAAATAATTTACACCGTGAAATACTGCGAAATCACCCAAATTTGGTACAACAAGCGCAGGCTGAATTAAATGCGCAAGAACAAAATGGTTTAACTCCTATACCCCCGACTCCACAGCCTGTACCTGCTGCGAGTAACAGGGCACTTGCTGCGGCTCGGGTACCCTTGCCTAGAAATCAAAATAATGTAGTTGCAGCGCAACGAAAAGCGGCGAGGGATGAACCAAGTATTTGGAACATGAATCAAGATCGTTCTCTTTTTCAGTTGGGTCCTGAACGTGTGGCTAAGTCTCCGGTTTTGTCGCCTCCGGTTCAGCCAACTGTTCAGCCAGTTTCATTTGTTCAATCGGCGTCACGTAGAAATAGACGCAGGCATAATACGACACCTGGATTAGCTAGAGCCCAATTAAGAAAACAAGAGAAACTTCGCGCAGAGATACAAAGGAGGGAAGCGGCGCGTAAAGCTCTACTTGCCAACAATGGACTTGGTAATAACCCCTTTAATGGAATTAATTCTAGCTTACTTGAACAAACTCAACTAAGAAATACACGTCGCTTAGAAAACAATGCTAAGAGAGCAATTCGTGCTAAGAAAAATTCAGATGCGTTCGTATCTCCGGTTGGTCTTTATGGAAATGATGCGTTTGTAGAAAATATTGGGTCTAGTCAGAATAAAATGAGTGCGCCAGTCGAAGAGACAAATGAACAGATGGCAGCACGCGTAAAGGCGGAAATGGCGGCGCGATTTGCTACAAATAATGCTGCGGCGGCTGCGCGCCCTGCGGGAACCCCCTATAATCCTGTATCAACTCCTGTGCCGCCGCCGGTAGAAGTTAGTAATGCGGAAGCAGCTGCCCGCGCGGGAGCTGCAATAAAAGCTGCTGTTGAAGTTGGAAATCTTGCGAACGCCCGCCGTCGCGCTGCTGCTGAACAACAGGCAGCAAATAATGCTGCTGAAGCTGAATTTGTTGCTGCACAGGAATCAGCGCAGAGAGCTGCTGCGGCGCGGGCGCAGGAGGCAGAAAGAAGAACACGGGGGGATGCGTACATGAATAAAGTAGCTGCAAAACGGTATTCTCCACAAGAAAAAGCAAACGCCTACGAAGATGCTCAATATTTAGGGGCAACTGAAGAAGAAAGAAACAAACAACTAGAACTACAAAGAAAAGTAAATAGAGTAGAGGCTGCGCGCGTGGCGCGCAAGGAGGCTGCACGTGCGGCAGCTTCAGCGGCAAAGCTACGGGCTGAACAAGAGGAGCGCGCGTTAGCTCGGGCAAGGGGGCTTGCACCTGAAATACCGGCTATTGTACAAAATCCGTTTGGCGGACCGAATCCCTTTGGCTCAGCTCCCAAAACTAACAATGCTGCTGCCGAGGCGGCGGCTGCGGCTGCTGCGGCTGCGGTACATGCTGCCAACGTTGCGGCGCTTCAATATAATGCTGGTTCAACTCCCTCTCTTGGATGCACACCCTGTGAAGCTGAGATCCTCAGTAAGCTTGATACACTCCTCGATCGCTCCAAGCCGTCAAATGTTCTCGGTGCGCTCAAGGGAACTGGTGCGTGGGTTATCACTCAGGTAGCTGCTGCGCTTTCTGATGCGGAAGCCGCACTGAAGCTTGCGCAGGAGAAGGGTAGCAAGGTAGCCAAGAGTGTAGCTAAAAAGGCATTAGAGTATGCGGAGAAGAAGTTGGAGCAGCTACAGAAAGCCACTACACTTTCCGATGAGACAAAGCTTAAGATTAAGATGGCATTGATTAAGATTAGAGATGCGCTTGGAATGTTAGCGAAGACTACAGGGCTTATAATAGGTGGCACTGCACTTGTTGCAGTTATACTAGCTGTTGGTTCCGCTGCTGCGATCATTGGTGGTTTAAGTCTTGCTGGATCAAAGGCATTTAACTACCTAAAAACGGTTGCTGTACCTGCGGCTACTGCATCTTGGTCTTCGGCTAAGACTAAGATCCTAGCTGGTCTTGGTCTTGCCGTAACCTGGATGAATTCTACACGCAAAGCCGTTGGACGATCACTCTACAATTTTGGAACTGGTGTAGGCTCAAGAATATCTAGAGGAACGCAGGGGGCTAGAAACTATCTTTCAGGACGCACCAAACAAAGACAATCTATCTTACGTTTTATAAAGCGTACTTATTACAACAGGGGTGTAAAGAGTATTGAACCAAGTGCGCTTGAAAGATGGACTCGTGAACTCGTAGCGACTGGAATGTCTGCCGATGATGCTAAAACAGCCATCATAAATGTACTTGGAGGATTAAATATGAGCCCCAATGGAAAGGTAACTGCTGCGAATACTGGTCCTGTAGCCCAGTCATTGGGTATAGCTGGTGCGCCTGAGTTGCTTGCATCTCCAGCAAATAACCCTGCATTGAAGGCACGCTTAATGGCTGCGAATCCTTTCCAAAATAATCCTGCAGGTCTGAATGGCTTAGCAGAAGCGCGTCGTCTAGCGCTAGCACGGGCGACTGGCGGTAAGCGCAGTCGCAAGAATCGCAAGAATCGCAAGGGCAGCCGCAAGCATTAAATAAATAAGTAAAACCAATTAATACATGTAATAAATTACTTGTATTAAATGTTTCACAAAAACCACTTTACCGAACTAAGCGCACAGTCCCCGCCTTCCGCACCAACAGATCCATGGTAAACAAGATAAAGAGACCACTCATGACAAACAGAACCACCTCCGTTTGCGCGTTCTCACTCTTCCTATTTTCCAGGTCATCTAAGCGTGCGAAAATCTTGTCCATTTTCTTCAGTAGGTCACGACTATCATCAGATGAGGGCATGACAGGCGTTGGCGCAGAAGGGCGCGTAGTCACGCGCGAGTAAAACGCCGTCTTCGCACCACCGCTCGTCAGCGGCTTCCAGTTGATATTCGTATTTACATCAGCTGTCGGTAGACCGCCAGCCTTGGCAGCGCCCTTCGCCGAAAAGGTCTGTGTAAAATCCGGACTCAACTTGTATCCCGGATCATCGCCAATTACATCGGTAAATGACGCAAATCCCTCCGTAGTGTCATCATCCTCTCCAGCACCAAAGAAAGCCGGCGGCTTCCCCTTCGCCAACTTCGTCGGACCTGCCACAGTGCCAGCTGACAACGAGGAGAGAAGCTGATCGTACTCGCTCCCAGAATCCAGAAACGGCTCAGCCTGCGGAGCGTCTACCGGAGTATGTTCTCTGAGCCCAGTCTTCTCATTGACCGGTGGGACCTCAGGCATCTTAATTTGCGCAGGGCGGTCGGGATCCGTGATGACCTCCTGCGTTGTTAGATACGTCTGCGCCGGTCCTTTACAGCGTTTCGCCTTTTTCTTCTCTTCGCCCCTTGCGGTCGACTTTGTTTTGAAATCTGGAAATGCATCTTCAAGTGTACAAAATTCCATAGTCCTCCGGACCTCCCTGCTCTTTCTGGCAAAATGTTTTGAGCGCCTGGAGCAGAAGAAACACAATGACCCAAACAGGTGGATTTCAACAAAACCTCATGGAACTTGTACAGAAGTACGGTTCACCCTTTGAACTTCTGCTCTTTGCGCTCATCATCTTTGGAATTGTTTTCGTCTCCAAGTTACCGCCCAAGGTCGCCAAGTTGGCAGATACAACTCTTGGGCGGCTCGTCCTTGTGGGAGTCACATTCCTCGCTGTACAGAAATACGGCTGGGCGATTGGTTTACTCTTCGCACTCTTCGCCGGTCTGCTGATTGGTGCCGGACACAGCAAGACAAAGGAGGGCTTCAATGCTGACGTACGCATTGTCCCAGGTGAGAAGAAGTGGTTTATCGAGCGCGTTCTAGGCGAGAATCCAACACTCATTGAAGAGGAAAATGTGTCTACACAAGCGATCCAGGACAATTCAAATAAGACAACTGGAAGTGTACAAAATACCTCTGTTTCCTCATAGTAGAAGAGTTAAATGGACCAGCAAAAAATAGACAAACTTCTTTTTATTGCCATTACGGCTATCTTCTTCATCTGGAATGTGTTTGAAGGTGCCATCTTCCAAACGCCCTACAGCATGGGTCTTGTAAAACTTTACGCATACCCAATGTGGCGCCTGGCGCTCGTCTTAGCCTTCTTCCTCGCGGCATCCTGGAGTCCCTACGTAGCCTCCATGGTTGGCTTGGCTGTTTTCTTCTACTTTGAAGATCTCCATAAACTAACTCAAACCTGGATAGAGTAATGGCTTCTGTGCCTCCGGTTCTTGCTGCCGCAGCACCCTTAAATCCGCTGGAAGGGCTCATTGTGGGCATCAACACAAATCCTTATTTCATTGGGCTCATGATGTTGCTCTTGAATTTGGGTGGACGATTTCTTGGCATGGAAATCTCAAAAGAACAGGAAAAATTCTTCCAACAGCCATGGGTTCGTCGTGCCCTCATCTTTACAGTGCTGTTTGTCGCCACGCGCAATGTAATCGTGGCATTTATCATGACCATCTTTGTTGTTCTCATTATGACTGTTCTCTTGAACGAAAACAGTGCCTTTTATCTGGGAACGCCTGTTCAGCCGGTCGAGGCACCAAAGGAAGGGCAGATTGGCTTATCACCTGAGGAACAGGATATTCTGAGAAAGCTTATGGAGAAACAGTCACGTTTTATGCCGAAGGATAAGGAATCCTACAAAGATAAAAAGGATGGATTCACAGCAGAACTTATTTACATGCAGAACCTGCAAAGGATAAATTCTTAAGTGCGCTTTCTCGTATTTCTTCGATTTCCGCCCTTTCCTGTGAAGGGAGGAAACCCAAGTCCAGCACGAACCAGATTCATAAGAACAATGACATCTTCATCCGTCATTGTTCCAATTTTAACACCTCGTTTAAAAAAGTCAACATCCCCTCTGAGCGCAGCCTTTCGCATTTTTGTACCTGACATTTTTGTCGGGTCATTTGACGACTCATTTTCAAGGTTCCGCTCACCTGCAGACACAACTGTAACGGAATCATTGTTTCGTTTAAAGGATGTGCTGAAACTCTCTACACGATCACTTCCCACTACCATGATAATCTTTGTATACCCAGCCTCAAACAGCTTCTGAAAGACAGACGGAACTGTTCTACAGTCGTTCTTTGTTGTATTGATAAAACGAACATCCCTTCCGGATTTAGGATACATTTTATTTAAAAATAGTATCTTTGCATCAACCGTAAGAGGGTTTTCATTATTGCCAGTTGATGTAAAATTTCCCGACTTCTTCATATTTCGTGTAATCGCATTTACATTTTTGTGGCGAGGGTTGTTTATTTTACTTGATACAAAAATATATCCATCTGCACCATTTTCATTAGCAATCGTTGATACTGCGTCAATAAGTAATTTATGCCCTGTTGTGGGCGGCTGAAAACGACCAAATGTGAAAACAGCAGTTGGACCTTTTAGTACGTTTATTTCATTTTCCGCGCTCATCCTACTTGTCTTAGACATTTACAGCCAATGTGTTTCCTACAGGCTGTCTGCGTCTGCGACCACGACCACCACCTCTAGCTGACTCCGTCGTGCTGCCAAAGTCGCCACTATGTATACTCTCCATTTCAGCGGCGATCTGGACCGCAGGCTGGTTCATGGCAGGCGGGAGACCCATGCTCATCGGGGGCGGCTCAAAACCACCGACAGCCTCGGCGCGACGAACCTCCTCAAATGTCTTCAGGATGTCATCTACGCCACTCGGTCCCTTCATCTCGCGTCTTCCCGTTGTGCGTGGCGGCTCAGCGGCTGCTACATTCTGCGGTGAGAGCGGCTGCGGCGTGGGACCGCCCTGTTGCCTGGAACTACCGAAGAAGGCACCTGTAGGTCCCTGCTGAGGGGGCGGTGCGAGTCCTGAAGGCGCGGGCTGCGGCGGCTGACCCATCGCCATGCCCATGAAATTACCGAAGCCAGGTCCAGCCTCTGTTGCAGCCGCGGCAGCGAACTGACGAGCGAGTTCAGGGTTGTTCTTCAGAACATTGTCCATGCCCTGTCCGAGACGCTGGCGCATGAATGTGTTGCTCACGTGGCACATGAAACCGGAGCCAGCGAGCGCAAACACAAGGCGCGCCTCCGCGGGCATCTTTCCACGGTCCTTATACTTGTCATAGAGCTCCTCGAAGATCTCATCAAAATCTTCTACATTCTCGTGTACGGTCTCAGACCAGCCCTCCAGGTTCAGATCAAACGGATCAAAGCGGTTGTTCATCCACTCCATGCCCGTCACAACGCCCATGAGTGCCTGCCGTTGAAAGCGTAAAGAGCTCTCTAGATTGCGCGCATCTACAAGGCGATTGAACTCCTGCTTGATCTCATCCAGGTTATTGTCCATTGTAAAACGCTTTGATACGGGAAATCCCTTCTGCTCCAAGCGCTGGAGCTTGTTCAGGTACTCAATCTTCTCCTTCTTCTCCTCCTCGGGATTCCTGTGAACCTGCGCAGGTGTCAGATTTACAGAGGGACCTGATGCTGACTGGGAGTTACTGTAGAGACCCTGCTCCCGATTAATCTGTACTCCCGGTCCGGAGCCAACGCCACCCACATCGAGTGTAATGGTATCCAAGTTCTCCAGTGGAGCCAATTCAATGTCGGACATCGGCTGATTCTCCATAGGAACCTGGATCTGCTGCGGCGGATTGTAGGATGAGCCGCCGCCATTACTGGAACCTTCACGGGCGCCAATTGAAATCTTGGACTGATTCGCCAACATGTTTAAACCGAGCGCGTCGGAGTTGTCCGTTATATCTATTACATTACCTACGTCGCTGCTTAGGTTGAAATCCGGACCACCGAATGTCCGAGAGACATCCTCCATTTCCTGAATCGTTACGCTACGACCAGCCATGCTTCTCTTCTTCGTTTTTCAAAGTTCTTTTAAATCAGAACATTACGCGTTTATTTTCGCAGAATTCCTCTGATCTGCCCGTTTCCCTCCACGAGAAAAAAGGAAAGGTGAGACCGTATGGCTTTGACACCATGCTTCGTTAAATTTAGGGCAATACACGCGTGCCCGTCGGGAGTATTTACAGAGTCAGCCCACATAAGATATGCGCTTGCGTAAATATCAAGCATATCAGGTGTCCCGTAAGCAACCCAATCGCAGATATGATTCTCATCACCGTCATTGTAAGGTCCATCGTCATTTGAAACGACCGTTGACTTGGGAACAACTAAGAAAGGTGCTGTCTGCGCCAACAAATCCTTGAAGAGAGGTTCCGTTATGATACAGTCAGTTCTGTAGCGAATGACAAGATCATATTTGATGCCGTGCTTCTTTTCATAGCTATTTCGCACATAATTTGCCATGAAAATAGAATAGCACATCTGAATCCAGCGATTTTTACCCTTGATCATGGGAATTTCATCCGGATCTTGGAATAAATAGGAGACCGGCTTGAATAGATTTACACCTTCCTGATTTGAAAAGACGGGCATTGTTTTATGCCAGTCACCCCGCCCGTCGTAGTGAAACGTCCCCAGGGAAGTCTCATCACGTTTCCAACAATGTGCAAAGATATCAACGGCATATCCTCTCTTTTGTAGATCTTGTAGGATATTCTTTTCAAAATGCTCCTTCGTAATATGTAAATTGCGAAATTCTCCAGAGATTTGTATTGCGGCTTTTATCATTTTCTAAAGTCATCCTATAAAGAAGGCTGATGAGTTTTAGCGCAGCTGGGATCTTATTTCAATACGAGGCTAAATTTCTGAGTGGATGGAATCCCTCTTTACTCAAAGGAGGTGCATGGAGTGGTTTCGGAGGAAAACGGCGCGGGACGGAGTATTCAATCCAGACAGCGATTCGTGAAGTCATTGAAGAAATGTTTCAAGTGAATCCGTCTACCGATGACATCCATGTGCTAGAAGAGATATTAAGTCCCTTTGATTTTGAACAAAATGGCGATTACGTTGTGTTTTTTATGAATGTGTCAAGTTTATTTCAGATATCCGTTTTTTTAGAAAAAAAAGGATATCGGAGCCCACTCTATAGTTCATTTCCTACCAATGTTGTTGATCTGCTGGAGGCGCGTATTCTCCCCGAAGGGAATACGTATGAAATTACTCATCTTTGTTTTTTGGATGCGAGTTTTTCTAGCGCACCACTTGACCAGTATTTTAAATCCGATTTGCTCTTATGTTAGGGCATTAATACACATACAAAATGCGTCTGTTAAGTCGTTCTGCTTTGTATGTTTCTCCAAAAATGTCTTCCAGGTTGCCGCGTCCTTTACCGTGGTCCCTGATAGAATCTGCTTTGCGGCGGCTTCAGATCCCTGCTTACGCTCCTTGTAACCCGCATCTCCGGCTTGTACTCCTTTGACCTTGACTCCCGCGTGAATAAGTCTGAGTTGAGGAGGTGGCTGTGTTGCCGACTGTAATAGATCTCGCAAGGTAGCGAACAAAAGAATTTGTACAGACTTCATGGTCGGATTCTTCAGAACAGGCTGGTTCTCTAAATGGATTGCGTTTGCCTTTTCGAAGAGTGCCTTTCTCTCAAGAATCATCTTTCGTATTCCGTCATGTAATACAGAAAGTTCATTGTCCACGGCTTTTTTGACTTTCTTGACCTCAACTGGCATTGAAAAAATCGCGGCGAGTTTCTTTGTGGCGTCATCCTTGGATTTCGGTGCCGCAAGACCACGCTGCGCAAAGAGAGACTTCAGTTCCTTCATTGCGGGGATCTTTTTCAGCGCGTTTCCACTGAGATCACGGAACGCGGGGAATTCTGTCGGACAGTGGCGTCCGCATGATAAGGTCTCGTTTGCGGAGTGTGTAGCCTTTGCTGAACATTTGTGGCATGTGACTTTGGCTGTCGGGGCGCCATCACTCAAGATATTTACATTTTCCCAGCCAATGATTTGATATTGTGATCCACTCAAATCTGTATTGCGTCTCATGAGACACCACGCAAGATTCTTGATTCCAATATCAAATGATAAGATTGTTAGTTCAGGCATCTAGTCTGTAGAGAGTTGTCTATTTAGATTTGAGTTCCGAGTTCTTGTTCTAAAAGATCCCAAAATTTTTCTTGAGATATTGTTCCATTTTGATTATTGCTATTTGAATTAAACGAGTGCCCTTGTTCAAACATTGTTTTTTTATTAGGATACTGTGCTCCAAGTTTTTTTGCCTTTGCAGTTTTTGGTGTTTTTGCTGGAGGAGACATCTGTGAAAGATACATGGATATAGGAGGTGTTTTCGGTGATTTTGCTGGAGAAGACATCGGCGAAAGGGACAAAGATGACAAAGATGAGACGGGTGATACATATCCGGAAGAAGCGGTCGGCGTCTTTGGCATCTTTGGCATCTTCGGTGTTTTACGCGTAGCTCTGTTTTTCTTATTATTTTTCTTATTTTTATTATTTTTATTATTATTCTTGGCAGAAACATGAATATGAAGTTTTTGTTCTTTTGATTCCATTTACATACTCATAAGAATTTATACGGGACTTGGAACAGAACTATTTCCAAGAGGACGATATGTCTGTCCTCTTACAGTGTTACGCCCACCCTCAAAGTGTGATGTAAGAGCTAGCTTGGGGGCGGGCGGCGGAGCCAATGACGGATAACTGAATGTACCAAAGAGCTCAGGTGCCTTGTCCATGCGCTCAACACCAATTCCTCCAGTCGCCACTTCTGAATACTCACAGCCCATAGGCACACACTTTACTCCCATTTCTGCGCGTGGAACAACTGAAGTGTCAGTTCCATAGATCGCGCCCGTATAGGTGGCTTGTCTCTTTCTTGAGACCTCTATGATAGAATCAGTCTCGTGTACCATCCAGTTCTTTGTAGCATATTGGGCTCCAGCGGGCACATTTTGACTGCAGCGCGGTCTATAATCCGTGATCATGCGACCATCCTCAGCTCCTGAAAAGGCATAGCCAGGAAAACGAGTATCTTGTGTCGGAAGAGATGTGCGGTTAGTCGGCTGAACTCTAGGTTCCGCGTACTGTGAGCTCGCGTAATAATTCGGATCTGTTGTTTTGCGAAAGAACTTGCTGTCCATTTACCCTATTCAAAGAATATATTACTCAATGAGTTCAGCGCCTTCCATTGCGGACAGGGCTGAATCACTTCCGGGCTCTACCTGTTGCGAAGGAGCAGGAGCAGGAGCAGGAGCAGGAGCAGGAGCCGCCATTGACGCTGTGTTCTTCTTCAGAACATCAATCATCTCCTTGCGCCCAGCGCCCTTCGGAAGCGTTATTCCACGCTGCTTCAGGGCTTCCTGGAGCTCCTTCTTGTTAAAAGACTCATAGTTCGCCTCCATCTTGGTGGAAGCAGCAGGGACCGTAGGCTCAACGGGAGCATTCTGTAAGACTGACTTGTAGAAATCCTCCTCCTTGATCTCCTCAACCTCCTGCTCCTGGAGAGGCTGCGCCTCAGAGACCGCTTCTACATGCTCAGTCTGCTCTTCCTGCTCCGAGAACATA